AGTGAAGAGTTTGTTGAGTGTGACGGATGGACTTTCTAAATTAAGTAGCAATTTGACAAAAGTAAATAACATTTTAACCAATATGGAAAGTAATTTAATGGCTATAAATACATATCACATGACACTTAATACTTCTAACGTAAAAACGTCCGATTCATGGATTGAGTGCAATAGAATTGGGAATTTGGTGATGGTCAATGGATGCGTCAAAATCACAAAAGATGTTAACGTATATACTGGTATTAATCTTGCAAGTGGAGCACCTGCTCCATGCTGTGATAAACAGCTTTATACTGGAGCAATAGCACAAGATAATACATATTCCAGTTGCCTTCTTAGTGTTAGTAAGAATGGTGAAATCAATCTCTATGTCAGATGGAAAAAAGCTTTAGCAGGAGATGTTTTTTATTATGAGTTCTGCTATATATGTAAATAGTCATTATTTTATCCGGATTGCTCGGAGTTCAATACTATTTACATTTCTAGGTTGACTGCTCCAAAAAGCAATACCGTATGTGCCAGCAGGAACTTTTTCGATACAGGTACTGGTTAATGTTGGGTAAAAACCGTTACCAAAGTTCATATAAAACGTATTTTGGGTTCGCGTTGAATTTATTCCAGTTATCCCCATCGTAAACGCATCATAGCTTTGACCTTTTGCACATGGAGCTGCTTTTAGTGTAAAGGCATAAGTACCGGCGGGAATGGTCACAGTGGACACGTTATTCACCCAGGTTTCTTTTGTAGAATATGAATAATTATTTTTTACGCCACTCCAGTATTCAGTTCCTATGACATTCAAGCTATTATTTGCTTTTATCAAATCTGCTTTTATATTTGCCAAATTGCTACTTAATTTAGAAAGTCCATCCGTCACACTCAACAAACTCTTCACTTCTGTAACATTGATTCCATCATAATGCACTTCAAAGGCCGGGCATTCATCCACAAGATCTCCATTCTGCAAATTTCCCGAAGTGTATGCCGGCACTGCCGGATTACTTGCAACCGGTGTACCCTGGATCACCTTCCAACTGCAGTTTTCAACCTCTGTCTCTGCATTTCTGGTATACCGATTTACAATAAGATCAATCCTTTTCATTCCCTGACTACCATTTGTCAGTGTAACCTCATCATAAGTACCAATATCCACGCAAGATATACAGCCGTGATGCGCCATCATCCCACTTCGGATTTTCAGCAGATTATTACTGCTAAGTTCCGGCTTCAGATTCTCTCCGCTTGTTATAATATAACTCCCCTGCCCGATAATCCCCTCCAGCATCTGCCGGAACTGCTGCGAAGTCACATGTGGTAATCCGGTTCTTCCAGATACAATTTTCATTCTTCATCTTCTCCTTCCAATTTATAAGTAATTGATTCCACATCATTCGTAATCTCATAAATGATATTTTCGATTGGTTTTGACATATACAGCCCAGTCAGGTAATCCCTGCCACCGACAATATCTCCAATCCCAACCTCGATTCCAAGCTTTGCAACATCCATCTGAAATGTCTTTTTATTCATCAGCTTCTGCAATTGCTCCACGGACGTTTTCTCCAGCTCTGCTGTTTCTGTGCTCGTATTTTCGTATACTGCTGAAATCTCATTCAGTCCTTTGTAATACTGCGTCTTTCCAATGCTTCCATCTTTCTGCACATACAGATGGAATATGTTCCTCTCCTGCATTTCCCCTTTTCCGGTTACGACCAGATGATTTACGCCATTTTGTTTATCATCCATCGTGAAATTCAGTCGACTGTCCTGTGACAATTCAATCTGCGCAGAATAATCAGTAATCGGAACTGCTTCAACCAGAATATAACATGGTTCATCCTGTTCTTTGATCAACCGGATCTGCAGGCGGTATCCAACACTTTTCAGCATTTTGGTAAGACCTTCCAGTAATGTACAGTACCGGTCAAATTGAAAATTCTTTACAGATATACCCGTATCTTCTGATGAAACTCTGAATAA